ATTTTAATTGTTTTACAACATCAGAAAGGTTTTCTTCTGCTTTTCCAGTTTTTGCTTCAATATCTACTATTACTTTTTTTGCCATTTTATTTCATTTTTTATTTGTTTGATAGTTCTCTTTATAGTTTTTGGGTATTCATATTTACCCTGTGCTATTTTTATGTTTTCAGTTTCGCCATTTGCAAATTCTAATAATTGTAATATCTGTTGTATCATTATGTTATTGCATTTACTTTGTTTAATAATTCTAAACTACTTTTACCTGTTTGCAGATTTGTAGTTATTTTGTTTATATAAAATTCTTCGTTGTTTATCACAATCGTATCACTCAATTTATATCTAAGTAAAAACTTCTGTGGTAATATACCATTGAGCTTTATTAATCTTCTGTTTGCAGTAAATACATCTCTTATGTATTGTCTGTAAAAAGTTTGAAATAATGTGTTTGCTTCTATTGTAGGTATAAACTGATTTATTTCATTGCTAAAGTTTAGTGTCTGTCCTGTTGTTACTGTTGTGAATGTTGTTGTAACGTGGGATTCACTTACTATGTCTGTCAATCTAAGTAAACTTCCTGTTGCAATAGGATTTATTGTTGTCGTTGCACCTGGACTTACCGATTGTGTTGCAGTTGCAAAGGTTGTTGGATTTACATAACTAAAGTTTACAGCACTTGATGCAGATGCACTTATAGAGATTTCAACGCTTTGTGTTCCTATTTTAAAGTTACTAGGTCTATTGTATGATGTAAGTTCTGCTGGTGTTCCTGTTCCACCACCATCTTGTAATTGTATGCCTGTACCTGCTGAATTTGCTCTGAAAAATATTAGAGGTTTATTGATAGTCGGATTTTGGTCATCATCTACAAAATAGCCAAAACCAATAGTTGTATCGCTATTGTCAAATACATTTTTTAATCTTTCATAAAACATCTTTTCAAATGGTAATTCTACTCTATAATCTTGACCTCTATTTAATCTTGGGTCTCTACCACTATTTTCTACACTACTAGCTTTTACACTTCCAAGTTGTCTGTTGTTTAGTTTCTCATAAAAGAAAGCACCAAATGTTTTAGGGTCAGCAAACTTAAATTCAATATCATTAAATGGTACGCTAAAATTACTTTGTGAGTTTTCGTTGCTTATAAATTCTGTAATGTCTCTACTTGTACCACCAGAATAAAAACTATCAAGTGTCTTAACAACTACTAAACCAAAATCATCATTACTTGGGTCATCTTCTACAAATGCTGTCAAGTTGAATGTTTTAAATAATCCTGTTAAGAATTGTAATATGCCAATGTCAGGAACATTATCACTAACATAAATAGTTTCTACTAATGTGTTTGGCTCAACATCTGTTGTTGTAACAGTTGCAGTAAAATCTAAAGCACTATTATCAGAAACAGAATCTCTAAGGAGTGTTAAAGTATATCCTAGTGTCAAACTTGTTTCTGTGGTTTCAATAACAAATTGCACGTTATGTGCCTCATTTACATTCGCATCGGTTGGTTTAAAAAGTTTTGTAAGTGTAACACTACCTGTTTGTGTGTATGGTTGCTCTGCGATTATTTCTCCTGTTTCAGCATTTCTTAACTTTGCAGTAAACTTAGCACTATTGACAACAGGGTCGATAGTCCAAGTTATCTTCATTGATTCATTTATAGTATCTGGGTCTATGCCTGTTGCAGTAAAAAATCTAAATATACCACCATCTATTGTAGGTCGCCCACCCACACCTAAAGTTCCGAAGAAATTTGTTGTATCTCCTGTAAAGTTCTGAATCTGATTTACAATGATTTGGTTTGTGTCAGTTTCATTACTTGGCGAAACACCTATAATACCTTTGTTACGATGCAACCACATATATAGCTCGGAGAACATTCCTGTATCTTTAAAAAAGTCATCACTAAATTTCAGACCAATGTTAGGGTCTTCTTCAATAACTCTCAATACATCAATCACTCTTATTGCAGGTTTCAAATCGTTGAATATAAAACCTTTTGTTGTTCCTAACCTTTGATTTACACCTGACCCACCACTATCTGATTGACTAGGGCTTGATGTATTATAAAATAAGTTTCTTGTAGTATCACTTCTTGATTGTGAGGTTAAAACACCACTATCAGTACTATCATATATGAATCTTTGTGTATGGGAAATCAAAGGGTATATTATTTTTGGTGTGGTTACTGTTTGACCATTTAATGTTTTCACAAATGTCTCTACACCCTCTTTTACTATTGTTGGATTGTAAGCGTGGTCAAATTCAGAGAAATCTAAACTTGATAGTTTTCTATCTTTAATCTTATCTTTTAAAGTAACTGTTTCTCCAAAGAATGTTATATTGTAAGATTCAGGTTGATTGTTTTTTAATTTCACACCATTTAGTACAATATATCCACTTCTAAATCTTTTATAATTAAGCTCTAATATTGCTCTTAGTTTTGTATTAGCATTGAATATAGCATCCGATACTAAATCTTGTACTATGTCTGTTCTATAATAATGTCTAAATAATAAGTTGTTTTTACTACTTGCTGGTAGTGTAAATGATTTACTAAAATCTGTAAATACTTTTTCTATGTCTCTTATATCTTGGATTGTTTGTGTAAGAGTGATTTCTTCATCTTCAAATAAATCTAATCTTTGGTAATCAATGTCTGTAATAAGATTGATTTCATTCCATAACCTAAAAGCATTTTCCCAATTGATATCAGTCAAGTTCCACAAGTCTGGGTCAGGTTGTGGATTGTCTATTTTTATATCTGGTATTAATAGACCTAAGCTATTCATTATCTTATTGTATTTATTTTATCAAAAGCGAACTTAAATGTCATTGTGTAGTTTGCCAATTTATCGTTTATGGATGTTTGGAATGTTACACTTTTATCTTCAGGCACAACAGGTAAATATTGATTGTCTTTAAATATCCAACATCTTTTACTTGTTATGATTTGTTCTATAACTTGATTATAACTATCATTTACATACCCACTATTTAGTATTATTGTTTCTCTACTATTTATATTTCTGTTTCTATATTGATGATTATTTATAGAATACGTTGCACCTGTCGTAAGTGTGTTAGCTTTAAATTCTTCTTTTTGTACATTAACTCTTTCAGTCGATTTTAGAAAGAAATTTACTTTTTGTAATGCACCTGATTTATTAATAAATACTATTGGCATATTTGTAAACTTTTCCGATAGTTGTTCTTTTATGGTTATCGTTTCTGTTGAGCCACCTGTAACAATATCAACACTTGTTAATGTTGCAGTTGTACTTGTTGCATATTGTATTGCATTTTCTGAATTTGAAACACCTGTCGATACTGTTACACTTGTAACTGTGGATGAGCCATTTTTAAAGTTTACTGTGGTTGCACCTGTTAGTGTATCACTACCACTATTTACACTTAGGTTTGCAAGAACAGGTATGTATAATATTTCTTGTTTTTCTCTAAATATAGTATCGTTACTAATTAGTTTTGTAACACTACCTTTATGTCTTGTCAATGTTTGTGTTGTAGAACTATTAGATGTACTTGTAATATCAAAGCCCTCTTCAAAATATCCTACACCATCGAAAGCTAAGTAAATAGAACTTACTGCATCTAAACTTGTGCCTGATGAATTTTTTGGTGTTGCTGTTGTTTGCACCCAAAGGTTTACCCCATTACTTCCAAAAGTACCACTAAAACTATAAGCTATGTAATCCTTTATAAGTTCTCCTATTTCAAATATTACATAGTTGTTGCTTCCTACCTCGTTTTTTATAAGTTCGTATGTCGTGCTAGGACTTGATTGAAAAGCACCTGTATATATTGATAGTGTTAAATTACAACTAGCTAAATTAGAGTTTGCTATCTTCAAGTAAACAGGACTATTTATATTTATTTTTTCTATTGCCATTATATTTCTTTTTCAAAGTCATTTACAAATGATGCGATTAGTTCTGGTGGTAATGTTTCAAATCTTTTTTCAAAAGGTTTTGTAAAAAACAAGCTCGGTTTAATACCCTGTTCAAATATTGACTTCGCAATCACATAATTCAAACCTTTTCTTTTTGCAAATTTACCACCCTGACCTCTTGGTGCTATTCCTTTTCTTACATTCCATTTATCAAAAGCTGAACTAGGAGGTCTTTTATTTGTGTATTTAAATGGTGTATCATACTTTTTCTTAGTACCACTAACACCTAAATCTTGGTATGCACCATATTCTTCCATCACAAATTGTAGTATAAAACCACTATTATCAAACAATAAATTATAATCTAAAGAGTTGTATAATTTTTTTGTAACATTCTTATTACCTTTTGTTAGATTGCTTCTTGATTGCTGAATAACATACTTAGCAAAATTGTTCAATACATCTTTTGTTTCTTTTAAATCCATTAGCAAATACTTATATCGTTTTCAATTAGTATGTCCATTGTTGCTGCCCAGCCAGCCATTCTGTTTTCAAACCTTTCATAAAATGGCTCACAGCTTGGGTCTCCATCTAGTTGGTATTTTGTTGTATAAAGTGAGCCACCTCTTAGTAAAAGAATAATCTTGTTTAGTACTGCAAGTTGTGTATTCAATATATCTTGCTCATTGTTATTACCAACAAAGACATCTGTTGTTTCATCTTTATATTCGTTTACAACATCCATCGCCATTATCGTTATATTAAATCTTAATGTTTGTTCCTCTGCTGTTACATTATTTATAATAATATGTGCTAAAGGAAATATCGTTTGCTTTGATAAGTCAACCTCTGTTATGTCTCCTGTTGTTACAGTATTGACATTTGGGTCGCTTAATAGATTATCTCTTAATGTTTCTGTGATTTGATAAAAACCTCTTATTCCCTGATTGCTCATTTATATTTACTTTTAATTTGTTTTGATTCTAAATCGTTTTTCTCTTTCATAAATGATAACATTGTCAAACACTTGTGCATACCTAGTTTAGTGATATCTTCAAATCTTCTAACATCGCCCTGAGAGAGTGCGAAAATTGACTGATACCATCCCCATTTAAGACCGAATTGTGAGCTTGCTGTGAATGCATCTTCTCTTGTTTCTCCAAATAAGACATCATAACTTTTGACAAGTCGATTCCTAAACGATAAAAAAAAAGCATACTACCAAATACTATATCCATAGTTAAATCTTTAAAGTTCTCTGGTGTCTCAGCATCGTAATCTTTGATTTTATATTTCTTTTTGTACTTTAAAGTTATAGGTCTGTAAAGAACAGCCATAGCTTTTTCTATTTCTTCCCACTTAGAAATGTATGTATCTAAATCTACATACTCTCCTAAAGTCATATCATCCAGGTTAGGAATAAATCCATACTCAATACCATTCAAAACAAATCTTGTTTTTAGTTGTGGTTTTTGTTCAAACATATCGGCAAGTATATTGGTAATTCTATGAACATCTTTTGCTTTCATTTCGTATGATTCTTTTTGTGGTATGCCACAGAATATTTCAATCATTTTGCCTGACAAATAATTTTCATCTTTGTTAGTTTTCTGTATTTTTAAAAACTCTTGATATTGAGATAGTTTGATTTCTGATAAACTATTTGGTACATTTATTTTTACTCTCATATATATATATCGAAATAATCAGATGATTTTTGACAAAAAAAAGAGGGGTCGTAAAAACCCCTCTAACAATTAACTAAACTAACTAAATTTATCTACTTCATCTTCTCACTAAAAGGACTATTTGGAAAGTCCTTACTTTTAACAAATTTAAAATAAATTTCTTTACTTACAAATTGTTTTGTTTTTGGATGCAAATATAATTTTTCTTTCATTTGTTTTGTTTTTTAATTATACTCAAATATAATACTTTTTTTTTAATTAACAAAATTTAATAACTTTTTTTTCTAACTCTGTTATCTAATTGCATATTTACCACGATTAGGGTTTTCTAATTGCATCATAAGTGCATATCGAGCTGCATCAATGCAATCTGGATGTATGCCTGTTGGTTTCTGTATATTGTTACCCTCTTTATCTTTATCCCAAACATAACCCTGTAATTCTCTAATTAGATTCTTTGATTTAGATGTTATGTATATTTCGTTTTGATTTATTAGGTTGATACCATATATTACAGAATCTCTACCTTTTGTAACAGGAAATATCTTGTGTCCATAGCTTCTTATTTCTTGTATCGACTTTGGCTCTGCACTATCAGCGTATATGTTCTCATTGATTTGATTGTCTTTTAAGAAATAACTTATATCTCTATTTAGCATACCTTTTCTATAAAGTAATTCATCAAAGATGTAAGCATTATTCCATTTGTATAATCTTATATATGTAGATGGGTCAACAGAATATCCAAAGTCAAGTCCAGCACAAAGTAATCTAGCATCACTAGGTATTGTATCTATTGACTTCCAATCTGGAATACAAGCACCCTCTAAACTACCGATTTCTCCAAGTCCATATACTTTCCACCAATTAGACCAATATGTAGATGTCTTTGCTTTTACTTTTGCTTTCTCTATTTCTTTTACAATCGTGTCTGACAAGCTCTCGTTGTCTTTGTAAGTAAGTGTGATAAAGTCGGTGTCCTCTTGACCTATCAATTCTTTATCTACCCAAAATAAGTTTGTAGGATTGTAGTCAAGCCATATATCTTTAGATGTTCTTACTGCTAATTGTTGATATGATTCAAAGTCAATATTGTTACACTCATTAATAAATAAATCTGTTCTTCTTGCACCTCTTAATTTATCAGGTTGGTCTGTGGAAAAGAACTCTATATAACTACCATTACTAAATTCGTATTTTAAGGTACTTCTATTGAACTTTCTTTCATCGTACCTATGAGTGCCTTTCATAATGCTTAGAAAGTCCTTTAAAGCACCTCTACGCAAGTGTGGGACACTCTCTGCGACTACGCTTATTTCTTTGTATTTATTTTTAATTGCATAGTCAATTAGAATCATAAGTATAGCTATGGTTTTACCAGCAGAGCTACCACCTCTAATAATCTTAATTCTTTTGTCTAATTTTCGTAATCTTTTAACAGCTTGTGTTTGTGTAAACATCAATCAATAAATAATGGTACATCCTCATTGATGTGTATGTCTTTGGTTTCTTTTGGTCTGCCTACATAATAATTGTAGTAGAGCTGAACATACTTATAATCTTTTTTCTTTAAACCCTCTTTCAACGCTTCGTATGCTAATGGCTCTAAAGGTTTTAATTTTTCTATAAGTTGTAGTTCTTCTGTCTTTGGTTTTCTACCAGCTCTGCCTTTTGTAGAGTGTCCACCATTGTTTTTTCTACCATCCATAGAATTAATTTAAATTAATTAATTAATCTTTTGTATATCTATATATCGTATAATTTAATTAATTTTTGTTACAACAGCTTTTTATGTTATTGAATCTACAAGTTCTGCTACTTTATCGACATCTCTATCATTAAGAATATTTGCTTTATGCTTTATGTATTCTCTCTTTGCTTTGTTCTTGTTTTCTTTTTTTGTTGTAAGTAACTTTAACCATTCTTCTAATTTTATATTGTACCTTTTGTTTGTTTGAAAACTATTGATAGAATATAACACAGTTGAATGGTCTGATGATTTACCATTTGATTCTAAGAAATCTGCTATACTTTGTAAAGTCATATTATGATAGTTGTATAATATGAATGTTAGTAATGACCTAGCATCTACTACCTTTCTTTTTCTTGTATTTTCAAAGACATTTGTATTTGTAATCTTATTTATTCTTTTTGCAATTGTGATGGCTTTTTTCATATTACTTATAATTTGTGCATATATACTTGAGTTGTATTTTGGATAAATCAAACCACTCTCCTCTTACATTTTGTTTCTTATACTTTTTGTGTAGTTTTGTCTCTATGTCATTATTGAATATTTTAATCAACTCGTATGTAGGTTTCTCTGATTGTAATGTTTTTTCTCTATCAAGAGGGTTTGAAGATTTACCGATTTTATAATATCCTGTATTTTTATCCTTTAATATATATGTTTTTTGTTTTATTTTTTTATAAAACGAGTTATCATATATATTTCCTCTAATATAATTATATCCTTTATCTGATTGTTTTTCTGCATTATCATATTCTTTTTTATTTTTTTTTAAAACTTCTAAATTATAATTATAGTCTTTTTTAAAATCTATACCTATATATTCAAATAACGATATTAAATCTTCAGAATATTTTTTTATGTTTTCGTATGGTATTTTTAGTATATCTTTTGCACTTACTGTGTACCAAAGGTGGTTTGACCACCCATAAGAATCTATATAAACATCCACTTCTAAATTATCAACAAAAATCTGATTCCAATATTTACTATAATCATTATAATAATTATAATATTTACGATAACCTTTTCCGAAATACACTCCTTTAATTCTTTTGTCTAATATTTCATAATTACCTAATATAGAGTATGCATTTACCCACTCATTCTTACTGACCTGTCCAATACAATCTTGTGTCCAATAATAACTAGGTGCTTTAAACTCGTAATTTAATCCAAGTAAATCAAAATTTAAATATATTGTTTTTTTAGCTACTTGCTCGTATTTATGAACATCATAACCTCTAATTCTTCTTGTGTATCTTTCCCCATCTTTATAAATTACATCTTCTTTTTCTGTACGAAAACTAAATAGTTTTTCAGGAATAACTGTTATAAGATTATCTTTTACTACAAATTCATCCTTTTCAATTATGTTATCTATTTGGTTTGGGAAAATGTATTGTTTCATTTCTTTTTTTATAATTTTCATATATTCTGGAAATCGGTAACCTTTACTTTCTAATTCTTTTTTTCTGTTTTTAAAAAAAACACTTGAGTGTATTTGTTTTATTATTTTTTTTTCTGTTTTAATTTTTGTCATAATATTCCCTCTATTATATAATTATCTATATCTTGTCCCTCT